CTAACAGAAAATAATATGACATATTATCAACATATGTTTTTTGCTTTATTTTATGGATATCTATGTATTGTGGCTGGTATTTGTCTTTTGGTACATTCAATATTGCCGTGTTTTTTACAAACAACAGGAAGCGATTTAGTTAGTAAACTAAATGAAAGATTCAAGAAACGACGCTGATCTGTCGATACTTGACAATGACAATAGCGTATGGTATACTACGCTAAACACAGGAGACTATTTGGATGACTCACGATTTTAATTATGTTTGGGGAATGGTTCGTGATCTTAGGGCCACAAGCAGTACTATTGATAAGCAAGGAATTATTGAGGACTATTGCAATCATAACTCTGAGGCTGCAAACTTTGCCAAGAAAATTCTACTCTATACTTATCATCCTCTTTGGCAGTATAATGTTACAAGCGATAATCTGAAAAAGAAAAATTCTCTGAGAGGTAAGAGTTATAAGAATTTCTTTGATTTGCTTGATGATCTAAAGAGTCGCAAAATTACTGGTCACGATGCTATCGGAGCAGTCCATACATTTATTGATAGTCAGTCAAATAAAGCCAATATCGAAGAACTTATTTACTGTATTATTGATAAGGACTTGAAAACCCGTGCTGGTGATAAGATTATCAACAAGGCTATTCCAGATCATATTCCAGAGTTTAGTGTTGCTCTGGCCGATAAGTATGATCCAAATATTGTAGATTGGAAGGATGGATGGTATGTTTCCAGAAAGATTGATGGTGCTAGATGTATTGCTATTGTTGATAGTAATGGCGATACTACCTTCTACTCCCGCACGGGAAAGGAATTTGATACTCTTGCTATCGTCAGGGGCGGTATTAAGGCTCTTGATGTTACTAATGTAGTATTTGATGGCGAACTTTGTCTTGTGGATGACGATGGTAATGAAGATTTTCAGGGAGTTATGAAACAACTCAAGAAGAAGGATCATACTATTCCTAATCCTTCGTATAAGATTTTTGATATGATTAGTCACGATGAATTTTATAGCAAGAAAGGACAGAGTAACAAACCTTATTCTATTCGCTATAATAATCTACGAGAAGTTATGAGAAATAATACTTGTACTTGTCTTAGTGTGCTGGGTCAAGAACTGATTAAAGATGATAATCATTTTGCCGAATGGACTAAAAGAGGTAATGATTATGGTTGGGAAGGAGTCATGCTACGAGCAGATGAACCATATAAAGGTAAGCGTAGCAAAGACCTACTCAAAGTTAAAAAGTTTTTTGATGATGAATATGAAGTAATTGATACCGAAATGGGACCATTCCGTTATGTAAAGAATGGTGCTGAGTGTGAAGAAACTATGCTGAGTTGTGTTACTATTAAGCATAAAGATTATCTTGTGAGAGTTGGTAGTGGTTTCACTATTGAACAACGACAAGAGTTTTTTCATAATCCTAAGAAAATTCTTGGCAAAGTTATTACCGTTCAATATTTTGAAGAAACCAAGAATCAAGATGGCGGTATCAGTCTAAGATTTCCAACATTTAAAATTCTACATGGCGAGGCTAGAACAGTTTAAAGAAACACACTTGACAAGCCGATAACTGTAGTATACAATCAGTAGTATGAGCATTACAGCATTTGGAGACAATATGGAAAACGCAACAGAAAAAAGGATTGAGTATACCACTAGCAAAGTTGATGAATTTTTTGCCAATTTTCCAAAAGATAAGATTGTATCATATAAGGATTATTGGGAAAGTGTTAAGCCTCAAAATAACGATGAAATCTTTAGACGATATCTGTTTGCATACTGCTCTGTACATACCACTTGGCAAGGAAATGTGAAGGGCTATAATGCTATTAAGAACTTTAATGAATGGATATCAGACAAAGAAACTCTAAGAACCAAATTGCATAAGTCCGGTGTTGGACTTCATAATAATCGTACAGAATATATTTGGGACTTTCAGAATAAGTTTTGGAGCAATCCGAAAGACTTTTATTTTACAACCAAAAAGTATCACGTTAAGAAACGAGATAATATTGTTGACAAAATTAAGGGTATCTCTCAGGCCAAAGTTTCTTTCGCCCTAGAAACTATTCATCCCAATGAGTGTCGAGTTCTTTGTGGAGATGTTCATATTTTACGCTTGTATGGTATGGAACATTTAAAGTACAAGAGTGGTGCTGGACTTAAAATGTACAAACAAATGGAGCGCCACTGGAGTATTAATTGTGGTAAACTAAAAGTTCCATCCTATATTGCTCGTTGTTTATATTGGGATAGTGTTCAACAAAAAGATGATAGTAGGTATTGGTCATGGGTATTTGAGGATATAAATGAATCTCAAGTCTGTTAGATTCTTTCCTAATTGGGATGAAACTAGTATATTACAAGTTACTGGATTTTTATATCTGATTAATTATATTATCAATCATCAATCGCCAATCAATAATTGGATAGAAATTGGATCTCATCTAGGAGAATCATCAACTTTATTATTAGGTTTTCCTCAGATTAAAAAAATACATATAATTGAACAATCAGAATATTCTTGTAAATTACTTAGTAAAAAATTTGAGAATAAAATTAATACTCATCAATGCGTTATCTATAACGATCTTTCAGAAAAAATTCTTCCATCCTTTTTAGATAATAGTATAGATTGTGTTTACATAGATGGTGATCATGATTATGATTCAGTAAAACAGGATATCGAATTATCTATTAGTAAGTTGATGGTTGGTGGTTTTTTATGTGGGCACGATTATAATAAGTCTTGGCCGGGCGTTATTGATGCTGTTAACTTTTTTATCTCAAACTCAAACTATAGTCAAAAAGATTTAATTTTGTTTGAGGATTCTAGTTGGTTACTTAGAAAAAAATAATGGGAACAATTACCAACTTCTCAAAAGATCATATTATTTGCGTATTATGTGATTGTAATCAAGAGGTTTTGGTATTAAATTATGACGAAAAGACTAAGACACTGGACTTAGCCATGTATGAAAGTTATGCAGCCTATAAGAATAATTCTAGTTGGTTTCAGAAAATACGCTATATATGGAAGATTTTAACAGACAGACATCCATATACAGATCAGATTGTTATTAATCATCAACAAATCAAAGATATTAGTAAATTTCTGTGCGAATTGATAACTAAATAGTGTATACTAATACATCCTTTAAGGAGACTAATTATGAAATCAAATGTAAATAGTTTTATTGGGGATGAACTAGCAAATAAAGTAAAAGTGCTATCTTCTGCTTTATCGCAGGCACAAAATATGGTTATGGTTCTGGAACAAGAAAATCGGAATCTAAAAGATGTTCTTAACAATCTAACATCTATAAATAAAGAAGATTGTGATTATGAGTATGAGGTAGTAAGTGTCAAATAATTCTACACAAGGATGTTTTCCAAATAGAGTAGTTACGCAGATTAATGATAAAGAATTTATATTAGAGGGCATAAGTAAGAAAACAAAAATTTGTTCAGAATTTGATGATGGCTTTCCATATCATATAGATTTAGAAGGCGGTCCTTTTATACACGTTGGTCTTGATTTTTTTGGCAAGGGGAAAGTTAAAACTCTACAGTTGATAGACAATGATAAGCCAAACTATATTATGTTAAAAATAATACTGGAGTAAAAATGTTTCAAGAATTACAAATGTTAATAGGTCTAGAACAAACAATGCTGGTTATGGGATTTAGTACAATAGAAATAGGAGAATTGATTAGTAATATAACAATTTAAGGATGTTCTATGAATAGAAGACATTTTATATCTCATACCATAGGTGCGGCTCCATTAGTTTTACCAGCAATTAATTTTACAGATTCTATTCTGGCTAATGCGGACGATATGAAAAAGAATACGAAATCTGTGATTCTTTTATGGATGGGTGGTGGTCCCAGCACTATTGATCTTTGGGATTTAAAACCGGATACTCCTACTGGCGGTCCTTTTAAGCCAATTAGCACAAGTGCTGATGGTATACAAATATGTGAGCATCTACCATTATTGTCTAAGCAAATGCACCATATGAGTATTGTTCGTAGTATGAGTACCAGAGAAGCAGATCACACAAGAGGACGATACTATATGCATACGGGTTTTGTTCCGAACCCAAGTATTGAGCATCCAAGTTATGGTAGCGTAGTATCTCATGAACTTTCAAAGTTTGTGCCAGAATTAGAAATTCCAGCATTTGTTAGTGTTGGAGGAAGTAGTATTGGTCCGGGATTTTTAGGAATGACTTATGCTCCGTTTGTTGTTGATAGTAATGGAAATATTCGTGATTTAAATGGTAGTATTGATCAAAATAGAGTAATGGAAAGATTACAGATGTTGGAGGCTATAGAAGATAATTTTATCTCTCAAAAGAGAGGCAATATTGCTATTGAGCATAAAAAAGTTGTCGATAAAACAGTAAAACTTATGACTAGCCAACAAATGGATGCTTTTAAGGTATCAAAAGAGCCTCAAGAAATTAGAGATAAATATGGTAATACTGGATTTGGTCGTGGCTGTTTAATGGCTCGTAGATTAGTAGAAACAGGAGTCCCGTTTATTGAAGTTGATTTGGGTGGATGGGATAATCATAGCGACATCTTCCCAACTCTGCAAAATCAAAAACTTCCAGAACTAGATAAATCAATGAGTGCTTTGATTGATGATCTCAATAATAGAGGTTTATTAGATACTACTGCTATAGTATGGATGGGCGAATTTGGTCGTACCCCAAATATCAATGGTAATAGCGGTAGAGATCATTGGGCTAGATGTTGGAGTGCCGTTGTTGGTGGTGCTGGTTTTAAGCGTGGAGTAGTTGTTGGTGAAACTAGTCAGGACGGTAAAGAGGTAGTATCAGAATCATATAGTTCTGAAGATTTAATGGCTAGTATACTAAAGTCTGTTGGTATTTCATTAGAAACAACATTCACATCTAAAAATGGTCGTCCAATGAAGATTGCTAATTCTGGACGAGTAATTAAAGAACTGTTCTGAGGTTGAGTATGAGTAATATCAAAAAGATATTATCATCCGATCTACTAGAATCCATTAGTATATCATTCTTAGTTAATGTTATACTATTTATGGTATTGTCTCTAATTACTGTTGTGCTAGAAAATAAAAGAGAATCTCTCATAGTTTTAGAGTCAAGCCCAGTTGAATATGAGCATTATGAAGAGCCTATTGAACTAATTGATATTACAACATTTGATCAAAAAGTAACAGTATTAAAACCAGAATCACAAGCACCACTATCTGTATCAAATGAAATATTGAACACTATACCTCAACTTGATATTATTTCAGATGTTTCTTTAGAAAAAGTACAAGATTTTTCCGTAGTATCCGAAACCGATGTTGTTCAAAACATGAATATTGGTACATCAATAAGCCAAGATACTAGTGTTGGAGGAGTTTTAGACAGATTGACTATTGAGATAGCAAACAATGCTAAAAATAATGATCTTAATGTAATATGGTTATTTGACGCATCAATTAGTTTATCGAAACAGAGAGAAGATATTAGAGATAGATTTGAGAAAATAATACAAGAAATAGAGATGAATAGTTTTAGTCACTCAATAAAACACACCATCTGTTCATTCGGCTCATCATTATCAATTCTTAATTCGGATCCAACAAATGACACAGATATACTTTATAGATCAATAGATAGCATAGTCCTAGATGAAACTGGTATTGAGAATATTTTTGGATCAATAGAACAACTATGTAAACAATATAAAACTACAAGAAATATGATTGTAGTATTTACAGATGAGGTCGGAGACGATCTTAATTTATTGGACAAAACTGTTGTAGAAGCAAGAAGAAAAGGAACTAGGATTTATGTTGTTGGGCCTCCAGCACCATTCGGATTATCATCTATACAATTTAAATATGTTGATCCAGATCCTAAATTTGATCAGAATGAGAAGTGGGTCGAGATAAATCAAGGGCCGGAAACATTATTTAAGATGACTCTTGATCTTCACAGTTTACCTATTGATGAATCTGGACTAGATAGTGGTTTTGGTCCGTATGCTTTAAGTAAAATATGTGTTGATACTGGTGGAATTTATTTTGCTGTTCATCCTAATAGGAACGAAAACCAAGTATCTAAAAAAGAAATATCTCCACTATCATCATATATCTCGGTATTTTTTGATAACGCTGTGATGAAAAAATATTCACCAGATTATCGAAGTATTTTACTACAAACTAAAGAGAATCAAACACATAAAATTAAAACTGCTTTATTGAATGCTTGTAAGATACCTATACAAATTAATAATAATCAAAAGATCAATTTTACAGCATACACAGAGGGTGAATTTGTAGAACAACTAAATGAAGCACAAAAATATTCTGCAAAAATAGAACCTCAAATAGATAGAATATATACTATACTCAAGGAAGTAGAACCACAATCTAAATCGCTAGATGAAAAACGATGGCTTGCTAGTTATAATTTGGCTATGGGTCGTATTCTAGCAACTAAGTGTAGAATAGAATTATATAATACTATGTTAGCCGAAGCAAAAACTGGTTTACAAAAAAGTGATCCAAAAAATAATTTATGGAATTTAGAGTTTGACGCTGAGTTTACAACAAAATCTAGTCAGTTACAAAAGAGTTATACCACAGCAATTAAATATCTTCAATCAATAGTCAGCGATTTTCCCGATACCCCTTGGGCTTTAGTTGCACAAAATGAACTTGATACGCCAATGGGATACAAGTGGATTGATTCATATAAAGAGCCACTTAAAATGAATGATGGATCTAATAATAATAATCCCCTACCCAAAGATGATATTAAAAGAAAAATAGAATTAAAACCACAACGTAAAATTGATAAGATATGACCTTTTAAAGGTGTAAATTATAGTGGTCAATAGGAATAATAATAATGAAACTTTCTTTTTTATCACTATTAATTTTACAGCTTTTTATTTGTTACACAACAAATGCTGATGAGAATATACTCTTTTTTGAAACTAATATCAGACCAATATTAGCAGAAAAATGTTACTCTTGTCATTCTTCCACATTAAATGAACCAAAAGGTGGATTATCCCTAGACCATAAAGAAGCATGGATGAAGGGTGGCGACAGTGGTCAGGTAATAATACCAAAAAATGCAGACGATAGCCTGTTATTACAGGCTCTAAATCATTCTGATATTTCCATGCCTCCTGACGAAAAATTATCCGATCAAGTTATAAATAATTTTAAAATATGGATAAATAATGGAGCAATAGATCCTAGGGATCAACCACAATCAATACTTGATATGAAAGATGATTTGTGGTCACTACAACCTCTAATAGAAAATAATGCATCATCAATAGACAGTCTTATACAATCAAAAATAACAACTAAACAATTAACCAATTCTAGCCACGCTAATGATTATGTATTGATTAGGAGACTATACTTTGATTTAATAGGCGTTCCTCCGACTGTCGAAGAAATAACATCATATGTTAGTGATTCTTCGTCAGATAAATATACTAAATTAGTTGATCGTCTTTTGGACGATAAGCGTTTTGGAGAAAAATGGGCAAGATATTGGCTTGATATTGCTAGATACGGAGAATCCACGGGTAAAGACCAAAATGTATTATATCCGTATGCTTGGAGATATAGAGATTATATTATTGATTGTTTTAACAGTAATAAACCATATAATATTTTTATTAAAGAACAAATTGCTGGTGATCTAATACCAGCAAAATCTATTCAAGAATACAATAATCATTTAATTGCTGTTGGTTTTTTGTCTATCGGAACTAAAAGCCTAAACATAGGTCCGAAAGAATACTTGGCAGAAACGATTGATGAACAGATAGATGTTATCTCCAGAGGATTTTTAGGAATAACATTATCATGTGCTAGATGTCATGACCATAAGTTTGATCCATTTAGTCAAAAAGACTACTATTCTATGTATGGTATATTGAGTAATTGTCAAACCAAAGATGGTGTTTATAGGGGTAATAATAATATAGGATACGAAGGAGATTATGAT